TTATCATCAAATTTACCAGAAACAATATTATCTCTCCAATAAGAATCATCGGCAATCTGTCCGATCCACCAATTAAAACTTGCTCCTAAAAATCCAGAGTTAAATAATGTTCCTTCGGTCATTTGATGCTCATAGATATAATTTTTTGATTATGACTATTTAACAGGTTAAGATCAATCATTTGTGAAAGATCCAGTTTTACCAAGTGAATCACGAACCAAGGTTAATTTTGTATATCCACCCTTTAGTATATTAATATAGTGACAGAGGTCGGCAATCAAATAATTACCACCAAATTGTTTATTAAGTTCTTGAGTATTCTTATTTGAAAGTTCTGGAGAATCTATAAAAATTATATCTCCTGCGTGTAAACTAAAATCTGCAGTAATTGTAATGTTTGTCTTGGTATTGAACATTTGATTATATCTCATTACAGACTGATTTAAAATATTTTTTGGATCAAAATTTGGTTCTGTAGATTTTGTAATTTGTTGTTTCGTATCTCCTGTAGGTAAAGTTCCTTTATCAACTAACATATATTGAGTTCTTGAGTATTCTTGTTTTTGACCTTCACGAATAAATCTTGGATTGAGTTTTGGAAGATTTTTTCCTGCAAGTTTAAGATTTTGTTCTGTTTCCTCAGCATCTTTGGTGATTACCTCATAATAACAATTAAAAGGGTCAAAAAGAATTGTCCTTGTTGAGTAAGTTCCCATTGATAATTTTGATTGAATATCACCACTTACATCATCAACACTATGTTCTAAAATTTTTGCAGAATATCCAGAGGGAAGATTTTCACCAACACTATCTGGAGTTTGATTGTAAATGAAAGATTTCTTTTTTTCTTGACTTAATAAAGAATCAATAGATTTAAATTTAAATCCCTCTGAAGTTTCATAGAAAAAATATCCTGCAGTATTTTGTTTTGCTCCTTGAAGAGATGGAATTGATTTTTTTGCTAACCATAAAATAGAGTAAAAAGGTCTTTTTTGATTTCCAATAAAATTATAAGTATTTTCTGTTGCCTCAATATCCAATTTCTTTTCTGTTCCCAGATATTGTTTATCTGTTAAAATTTTTTTGACGTGTTCTGAAATTTTACCATCAAATCTTTGATTTATCTTTGTTTTATAATTAATAATTCCCTCTTCCGAAACCAAATCAAGAGTTACCACAGATTTTGTTGTGTCTTGTCCAACCGGAACAATTTGAGTTACAAACTGCTCAAACTCAAGTTTGACATCATTACCATCGGTGATTTTAATTTTAACAGATTCTGTTCCCTGAAGTGGAAGTCCTTCAATTAATGTTTGTGTAGTTTGACCTTTTTGAATTGTTTTTCCGGTATCTACATAAATGATATTTGTGCGAATTGACGGTTCAAGAATGCTTTCATAATAATAAATGTCCGTAATTAAATCTACAATATCTTTTTGATCACCACCAGTATTTGACTCAATGATACATTGAGCAATGTTGACTTCTCTGACTTGTCTTAATACAGTTTTTTCTGATGCCATTTGATTAATGTCTGTTATGCATTTGCATATTGAGTATCATATGTTGTATCTATACTGGATGAACGACTCATACCACCAATTGAACCAGAATTTCCTGTTGGAATTGGTATTGGAATCATTTGAGGATTATTCATTACAATCACCGTCTGCTCTGCACCATCTTCATATCCCGCATAAGATTGAAGAATGCTCATTAATTGAGTCTTAGTTTTTGCAGCATTCAAATATTCCAAGAGATTTGGTGCAAGGAAATCCAATCCCTTTGTGGTGTCAGCATCAAAAACAAATTCTGGTCTTCCGTCTTCGGCAAGAGTTGCAAGAGTGGTTTTTGTAACTCTCCCACCTTTTAAGTATGCTCCTATTCCTAAAACTTGTCTTACCTTTCTAGATCCAGCAAATTCTTTTTGTCCAATTGCACCAGACCCACCCCATTGACCCCCCGGAACATCAACTGCCAAATTTTTACCGTGATATCCAGGATCTCCTGCTCTATATTCACTTCCAGTTTCGATATTTGCTGCTCTTAGTTTTTTCTTTGCTATTTCTTTATCTGCAATCGTAGCAAAAGCAATATGATCATGATAATTTCCAGGCAATCCATGACCAGCAAGATCATAATAAAATTGTTGCCCATCTCCTTTATAATTTACATCTCCAGTAACATATTGAACAGCATTACCTTTACTTCCAATATCTGCAGATGGTAAATTATATCCGTTTCCAGTTTTACTTTTATATTTTTCAAGACTTTTAATATACTCTGCGTGTATTTTGGGTCCTTCTGTGTTTTGAATATATTCTGCAGGTCTCTCCCATTTTCTCATAAACCAATCTGCTGCTTCTTGTGGTGAAGAAAACTTCATAGCAATCCACTGTGGACCTGGTTCTCCTGGTTCTTTGAGAGCATAATCAATTTGACCCTTCCAATTTGTTTTATAGTTTGGAACTGCTTTTAAAAAATTACCTTTTCTTGGTTCATTAGTATATTGAAATAATCCAACTCCACCTCCACCACCTTCTTCTTCAACTCCAGGTCTAAATCCACTTTCTCTGGATATATTTGCCATCAGACCCAGAGCATGGGTATCGTCCAGTCCTTTTGAAAGAAGATATTGGTATATTTCACCCTGAAGACCTTCTGGAGAATATTCCCCGGTTCCCATAGCACCTTCATCAGGACCAGTTTTCTTTTGACCAGTTTCCTTTTCTCCTTCTTTTAACATCAATTGCTTTTGCAACTCTTTAATTGCAGCATCAACCTTTGATGAAATATTTTCTTCTAAAGATTTTGCGATTACATTTGTTGTATCCTCACCACCAAACATTCCTGCCTCTACTTTTCCACCACCAGCATATCCGGCAGTGCCTCTAAAAGTATTCTGCATCCATCCGGACAATTCTTCTGCTGCCTTCATATAATCCACAGAACTTGGTTTTTCTCCAAGTTGTGCCTTGAGTGGAAGTGCAAAAAGTGCTCCAAAGGAAGGAGTTTTTGTTGCAATATTATAAGAAGATTGCATATAACCAAGAGGGTTTACATTTTTACCCTTATCCTTTGTTGGCACCTCTGGAAATATCTTTTCAATCTTTTTCTTTCCACCAATAGAACTACCAGGTTTAACTTTTGTAACCTGAACCTTTACTCCTCTTTTAACAGGTTTCCTTGATATGGTTCTCTTAACTGCTCCTCCAACGATTTTATTACCTCTGGTTACTGGAGCAGGGCCACCACCTGCTGCTTTTACTGTTTGAGATTTTTGTGCTTTTGGTTTTTTACCACCAAAGAACATATCATAAAGTGCTCCACCAAGTGCATCACCAGCAATTCCACCAATTATACCACCTACAAGATTTCCTGCAACAGGGACTACTGTACCAATAGCAGCACCAACAAATCCAAGAAGACCTGCACCGATTGCTTTAAATGCTGCTCTACCTGGGTCTTCTCCAAGAGCAACAGATAAACCAAAATCAATTAGTGCTCCAATAATAGGAAGTCGTTTTAGAAAAGGTTTTGCAAATCCAAGAACTGCTTTCTTACCACTTCTCCCAAGGATTCTTGTTGCCAATCTACCAGGTACTTTATCAATTCCTTTACCAAAAAGTTTACTTCCTTTAATTTCCCCAAGACCCAATTGCCTTTGTGATACTATTTTTCCTTTCGAAATGTATCTTTTCTTGAGATTTTCAAATGCTTGTTTTGGAGTTTTACCATTTGATATTTCATTATCATATATTCTTGCAGCAGCATCTCCGTGTTTTTTTCTTATGAATGCTCTTTTTTGATCATATTCTTTCCAGAGTTGTTTTCCACTTTTTAGAGGACCTCCACCCTTTCCACCATCAGGACCACCTCCACCCCCCATACCTTGAGTAGAGAGGGCAAGTGCTGCAATAATCGCAGCATCAATCACACCACTCACGGCACCAGTAAAAGTATCAAAGATTTTTAATGAAAAGTCTCCACCAAAACTTTTCATAAATCCACGAGTCGCATCTATTGCCTTATATCCCCAATCAATAAATGTGACTACTTTATCTAATATATTTCCACCCAAATCTATCATAAACTCCATCACATTTCCAATAATACTTACAATACCTACAAGTTTTGGAAGATGTGGTAAAAGTTTAATTGAGATATATCCAAGAAGAACTGAAAAAAGAAAGTTCTTAATTCTATCCAAAAACCCAAGTTTTGGCATAGAAGGCATTTTTAGTTTGTCTTTTTTTTCTTCTGGTTTTGCCTCTAACTTATTTTCTTGTTTTTCTGCTTCTTTTTTTTCTGTTGATTTTCTTTTCTTTTCAAGTTCTGACTGCTTTATAAGTGTAGAAGTCTGAATTAAATCACGAACCTTAAAGACTTGCTTTTTGATAATAAACAAATCACTTTTAAGTACACTAACACTTTCTTCCTGAAGACTTTCTGTAGATATTTTTTTTGTAGATATAGATATTCCTGGTAAAAGTTTTGTTGGATTTATTTTTGCAGGAGATAACTTTGGAGTTTCCATATCTTACTTAACTCCAAGAACGGCAGCATTTCTTCTTCTGCTTTCAGAATTTGGATGTACTGCACTAAAAGAAGGGACTGATGGAGATGCACCAGAAGAAGTATTTAATTTTGGTATACCACCAGGTGATGTTGCATAAACAACCTTTACTTTTGATTTTGATGGTGGGTTTATTTTTGGAACATTATTTTGAGTTTGTATCTGAGCAGGATTTAATTTAGAAGATGCTGAAGGTTGCTCAGCTAATGCTGAGGGAGACATTATTGATGAGATTGCTGAACCAAATTTTTGAAACATATTTGGTTGATTTTTTGCAATTGGAGTCGTTATTTTTGATGGTGCTGTGGTTTGTTTTGTCAGATCTTTGGGTCCAGATAGTAAAAGTTTTTTTTCGTTTGCAATTCTTTCTGCACTTGGGCCATCACGAGTAATATTATTTGCAACCTCAACCATATTTCCAGATTTAATTGCCGCAGATAATTTTGGATATGCTCCTAATGGTGCATTTGGTCCTGCATTATATCCAATTGATAGAATTGCAGATTGTTGTTGAGGAGACATTTTTGACCAATTTGCAATTTCTTTAGAATATTTTTTTGCCAAAATTCCAATATTATTTGCAAGTGTCTTATCTGCATTTTCTTTTGTAATTGAATCTCCTAATTTAACAGATTTTGTCCCACTTGTAATCCCATCATAAAAAGTTGCTCCCCAACCTATTGTTGGAATTCCTTTACTATCTGGATATGCATAAATTTTAGTCTTTGGACCAATATTAGACCAGTCAGTTCCACTAACTACACTTTTTCCTCCAGGAACAATATAGTCATTTTTTCCTGGAGATAACGAAGAAAGTGCCTCCTCTTTTTTAATTAAATTTGCAGATATATCAATTGCATTATTTCCTGAACCTACATTTACATTAGAAGAACTGGAAGATGATAAATTAATTGGAGATAATGTAGGAATCTTTGGTTCAATAGGAGAACTTGATGATTTATTCATAGGTTTACCACCAATCATCCCACCACCAGCAGCATAAGTGGTTCCAGAAACAATCTTTGGTTGATTAGTTCCTCCACCAGCAGCATTCATTGACTCCAGAGTATCCACACCATACTTCTGCACGGCACCACGAGACATTACAAACTCACCATCCGTGAGCATTGCCGGAACTTTATCTACACCTTTTTGTCCCCCAATCAGACCACTCACAGTTTCTTGAATTTTTCCAGACCCAAGACCAGCACCCAGTAACATACCAAGAGGTCCAAACATAGAACCCATTCCGGCACCACCCATCATACCTTTAAAGTTTAACCCACCACCGGCAAACTTTGGAATTACAAATCCACCACCAGAATATCCTTGAGTCTTTTGTTCTTCTCCACCAATTCCACCAAAATTTTCAATACCTTTACTTACGGCCATTGTGGTGCCGACAGTTGCAGTAAGTTCTAATCCTGCTCCTAAAAGTTTTCCATATTTTCCACCAAGAAACTTTGCTGCTCCTGCTGCCTTTCCGACACCTGCCTTTGCTAATAATCCTGCTGCAGCAGCTGCAAGTTTAATACCTCCACGAATAACAATCTTGGTTAAAAATCCAACAAACTTTCCTAAACCAGTTCCGAACATTATATAAAGAGCAAGAAGTTTAGGCCACTGGTCTCCTAAAAATCTACCAATTGCTTTGATTTTGTCTTGATTTTTAGAATCACTAAACCAATCTAAGAGTTTAATCAGTGCTCTTCCGACAAAAATAGCAACAAAGAAATCAATAATTCTATCAAGCAAAGATTTAATGGGAGCAATAATCTTTTCTGCTGCCTTGATTGCAAACTTAAATCCCTTCTCTAATTTTGATTCTTTTTCACCTCTCTGTCCTGCTTCTCCAGCAATTCTAGATTTTTCTGCAGAATCCTTTGCAAGTTTATTTTGACTCGTAAGACTTTTAATTATTTCAGCAAGAGCATCAATAATTTCTTTTATATCATTTCCTCCCGTCATCTTATCAGCAGGAGGAAGTGCTAATTGTGGTTTTCCTATAAGTGCCTTTTGTTTTCCTAAATTAATTCCAACTGCACTTCCTTTTTTAAAACTATCTGATGTAATCTTTTTAACCTTAAACCTACCTTTCTTTCCTCTAATCTTTTTATATTCATTCGTAAGAAGTTCTGCCTCTTCTGTAGGAATTTGAGTCTTTGCCATTCTGGCAGCAACCATCTTCTCCTTTAGAAGAGACGTATATGTATCATAATCAATATCAAAAATATATTCAAGTCCTAGAAGTCTTAAAATTCTTTCGTCAATTTGTTCATCAACAAGATCTTCACCGTTCTTTTTGACGGCAACTATAGATCCTCCTGTTGATGATTGATTATCCATTTTGTTGTTGTTTGAGTTTTTCTTCTTCTAAATGTTGTTTTAATAATTCAACGTAAATATCCCTTTCCCAAGGTATCATATTTTCAATTTCTGTAAGTGAATATTTATGATATTGCATTAGGGCAAAGTTAAGACGAAAATAATTCTCAAGGTCCATGTGGACCAGGGCTATGCGAAAAAACTTGCTAACCCTTCTAAAATAACTTCACTTTCAACTTCGGTCTTTGGATTTGTAACTTTGATTTTATGAGAAAGTCTGGGCATAGTCTCAAAGAACTTTTCAATTTGCTTAAACTGTGAAGAATTTAATTGCTCCAAAAAGTCAATTAGTTCTTTTTTTGTAACATCAGCAGCAATCCACACTTCTTCTTCTGTATAAATTTTATCAATACAAGAACTAATCAAATCAAAAGATTGATCCATCGTATTATCATTTTTAAAATCAAAGTTAGTCTTAATAAATTGCTCCAAAGATGGATACTTCATTTCCATCATAATTGTAGAATCAATCTTAATTTGATTGGTATGATCTTCGTTCTTTTGAACCTTGATTGAATCCAAATCAATCTTTACGAGAGTATTTGTTTCTTCATCATCTGGGCAGATGATATTTACTTCAATCTCTTCTCCCACAGATTTACCACGAATATTTAAGAACAAATATTCAATATCAAAAGTTGGAAGTGATTCCACTTTAATATTTTTAGTAATAATACAACTCTTAATTACAGTTTTGATTGCAGTAGTAATCTGTTTAGTATCTTCACTCTCTAGTGCAATCAACAGCACCTTTTCTTCTTTAACAAGAAAGGGTCTGTATTTAATTGATTCACCAGTAGAAGGCAACTCAAGTTCGTAAATCGGTGTCGTGGGTTTTGGTAAAGGCATAATGACCTATAGAATTTCAGTTATGATTATTTAGATTAGAATATTGGAGGTTATCTTCGTATTGATTGTTGGAATTGAGTTACTGCAATATCTGCTGCCTCAATTCTATCATTATTTCCTGATGCTAGTGCTTGAGTATATTCAATATCAAGTGCCTCTATATTATCTAATTGTGCTCCTGTAAATGGACTATCTGCTGCTCCATTTGGAGATCTTGATGAAGACTCTGGTGTAGATGGGTAATCTTTAGCCCCGACATAATATCGAATATAACTAAAGGATACGGTACATTTTAGTAATGAAGATGCATCATAAGAAACCGGCATTGATGTGATTGATATTGGATATGAATTCACAAAATTATAAATTAAAGTATTGCCCTCGTGATCAGCACTCTTTTTATTTTTTGAAGTTCTTTCAAATTTAGTAATTGTGAGTCCTTGTTCAGCAATATAATACTCTGGATACCGGGCCCGATAAAAGTACTCTGGTTTTTTTGATGAAATTCTACCAGCACCTGATGCAATACTTTCTCCAATAATATATTTAATCCAGGATTCAAAAAATCTAATTGGAAGATAATTCTCGGCATCAACATAAAAAGTAAAATCAATTCTATCATCATATAATCTACGATAGGCAAATTTTTCGGTCACTCCAGTAAAATCACTATTATTTTCGTGAGTTGCGAGTGATGAACCGGGCAAAGTTGCTTCTGAGCACAACAATCTCAACTTTTCTCCATCATACTTCACACCATTAGAAATTAAATATTGTCCAAACCCACCTTCACTTGTACCATACTTTGGAAAAGGTATATCAACAATAAAATGTGATGTAAGTGCTGGTTGAAGTAGATTTGCCTTAATTTTATCTACACTAACTTTTGCAGGCATCTATAAATACTTGTACTTATATATTATGTAGTTAGGAAATGCCAAGAGACGGAAAATACCATCAGGGTAGATTTCACCCTCAAAATCCGCAGAAATATAAAGGAGACGTGAATAATATCATATACAGAAGTTCTTGGGAACTCAAATTTATGCAGTGGTGTGATAGAAATGAAAATATTATGGAGTATGGTTCAGAAGAGTTTTGGATTCCTTATGTTTCTCCGGTAGATAATCGTGTTCATAGATACTTTCCGGATTTTATCATCAAAGTTAAAGAAAGTAACGAAGAGATTAAGACTTATGTGATAGAAGTGAAACCAAAAAGACAAACAGTACCACCTAAACAAAAATCAAGAGTGACTAAATCATATCTTTATGAGGTTCAGACATACGCAGTCAATCAATCAAAATGGAATGCCGCAGATGAATGGTGTAAAGATCGTAGATTGGAGTTTAAGGTAATAACCGAAACTGAACTTGGGTTGAAGTAATGGCAGAAGGATTTGGTCAATATGTGGGGAAAATTCCTCCCAGAATGGCAGAATTGAGAAAAAAAATCAAGAAGTCTGGTAGTAGTGATCCAGAAGACCTGATGATTGAGATTATGGATGTTTTAAAAGAAGAAGTATTATATCCAGAACCAGGAAAGTTTTATACGTTTGTTTATAGAGCTAAAACTCCAAAAATACAATACGATCAACATCCACTGATTGCCTGTACTTCACTGGAAAGGTGGGGGTTTAGAGGAATGAACTTTCACTGGAGAAAATCAAGGCAATATACCTGGGAAGAAGTTATTGGAAAACTTTATGTGATTAAATATGATGAGTTGGATGAGATGCTCTCTATACCTTATGCAAAATTCCGTCTAAATAAATAAAACTCTTATGTCTATGTTTAGAAGAGAGAAGACATATATTTTAAACACCTTCATTAGTGTGGAGGTATTCTAATGGCAACTTATGGATCTAGAGATCAAAATTTATTCATACCCCCCAAAAAATACAAAATAAATGGAGTAGAAACAGATAGTAATCTTGGTGATGGTAAGTATTATACTATAGTTGAGGCAGATGGTCCGAACAAGGGGCAGATAACAATAAAAAGTCCAAATGCCAGTGGATCTTTACAGGGATCATCTGCAGATAGAACTGTCGGAGTAATCACACCAGGTAAACCTATTGAGATAACTCCGGGAAGTACAAGAAATGAAGAAAAATATTTTAAAAGTGTTGTTGGGCAAACCACAGTTAAAGGTAATGCAAAAATCACCGCACAAAGGGGTGGTTTAGATGACAATTCATCACAACAATTAATATCACCTGGTAGTCCGACTATTCCAAATAAACCAGCAGAAGGAGGCAACATAGACCAAGCAGGAATTGATAAGTTGGAAGGAGCAGCAGGAAAATATAAAGGTAGAAAAGATTATCCAAAAAACTTAAAGTATCCAGTAAACATGAATGCTGAATTACAAGATTGTATAAAATTTCAAATTATTGAATATAAAGCAAGCAGATTAGGTCTATCAAACCAAAATCCAACTCTTAGAACAAATTCTGGAACAGGGAGAACACTCTTATCATCAATCTTTTTGCCGATGCCCAGTGGAGGAATATCCGATAGAAATAATGTCTCTTGGGGCGCCGGCTCTCTTGATTTAGCAGTACAAACAGTTTCTGGTGCTGCTTTAGGTTTTCTTGAGGGTGGTGCAAAAGGGGCTACTGATGCTGCTAAAAATGATATAGATCTCATTATGGGTAAAGATGGTAAGAGTATGTTGGGAGAACTTGTTAAAGCAAAGTCATTAGAAGCGGCTCTAGGTACTAATAATCTCCTTTCAAGATTGAGTGGATTGGCAGTAAATCCAAGTTTAGAACTTCTTTTTGAAGGACCTTCACTTAGAGAGTTTTCTTTCAGTTTTAAAATGACTCCGAGATCAAAAAAAGAGGCTCAAGAGGTAAGGTCCATTATAAGAACTTTTAAACAAGCAATGTCGGTAAAAAGAAGTGAATCTGTTCTTCTTTTAAAGGCACCACATACTTTTAGAATTAGTTATTTAACATCGACAAAAGATCATCCATATCTAAATCGTTTTAAAGAATGTGCTCTTACCAATTGTAGTGTAAACTATACTCCTGATGGTCAATATATGAGTTATGACGATTCCGATCCAGGTGGAAGATCTATGACTGCATATGAACTTTCACTTAGTTTTAATGAACTTGAACCAATCTTTGATGATGATTATGATAAAGATTTTGATGGTGTAGACAAACAAGATGCACTACCATTTACAAATATAGGTTACTAAAATGGCATCTTATTTCCGTCAGGTTCCTAACTTTGAATATGTAAGTCGGATTGCAGAATCCAAGAACATATCAGACTATATACAAGTCAAAAATTTATTTAAGAAAGGAAGTCTTCGTCCTGATATTTTTCAGGAACTTGCATTTTTTGAGAAATATCAAATACAAGGAAATGATCGTCCTGATAATGTTGCAGAAGATTTTTATGGTGAGTCAACTCTTGATTGGGTGATTTTACTATCAAACAATATCGTTAATATTCAATCAGAATGGCCTCTTCTACAAGATGATTTAGATCGTTATTTGGTTGAAAAATATGGTGATTATGATGTTCTTTATAATGGCATTCATCACTATGAAACTTCAGAAATTAAAAACAGTCAGGGAGTTACGATTGTTCCTTCGGGTCTTGAAGTAAGTTCTCCATATTCAGTAAGTTATTATGATTACTTTATAGATTCTCAGATAGAAACCGGAAATATTGCAACTCCAATCACAAACTATGATTATGAGATTAAACTAGAAGATGCAAAAAGAAATATTTTCTTACTCAAACCAACATACTTGAATATTGTGGTTAATGATATGGATAATATTATGCCATACAAAAAAGGGTCTTCACAATATATTCGTGAAGACCTTAAACGTGGTGATAATATCAGACTTTACATTTGATTTTATTCTGCTAATTTTTGAAAATATGAGAGGGCATCGTCTTCGTCTTCACTTGAGGAATCCAAAGAATTGAATGTTTCTTTGATTTCATCGGGTTGAGATTCACGATGAGAACTCTTGAAATCTGGAGTATATGATCCACGATCATTATCCTCGTCTTCAACTTCCTCATCCATACGACGATTTGTTGGTTTCTGTCCAAGTACCATTTTCAGACGTTTTTCAAGTTCTTCATAGGACTTGAATTGATCTGGTGCGGTGACTGCTGCCAGAGAATACTCTTTCTTCCAGAGTGCTTCCATCGCATCATCATCACTCAATAAAGGTTCAGATGGTCCGAACTCGGACTTATCATAATTCCAATAACCATCCTTCTTAACGATCTTCAGTTTGAAGTTTGCTCCTTGCCATAGATCAAAAGGATTGATTGGTGATTCGTCCTCAAATTCTGGTTGCATTGCTTCCATAATCTTATCAAAGATTTTCTTTCCATACTTAAACAGAAATACTTTACCTTCATTCTGAGGGTTTGTGGGATCCTTTACAACATATATGTTAGAGTAATATGACAACTTACGTTTTTGCTTACGAACAGTTTCCTTATTTGATTCGGTTCCTGTATTCCACAGATCTCGGTTGTGTTCTCCAAGAGGATCTTTACCACCAATAGTCGTCAGTGAGTTTTCAATATACCATCCACCAGGTCCTTGAAATGCGTGTGAATACATCTTTGCCCAGGGAAGTTCCTCACCATCAGGGGCAGGTAGAAAACGAATCACTGCGAAACCATTACCAGTTTTATCAACTTCGGGTTTCCAGAGACGTTCATCAGCACCACTTGAGGTGGAACTCATCTTCTCAACTTCTTTGACCAGTTTAGAAGTCAAAGAACCAAGTTTAGATTGCTTTTTTAGATTTTCAAATGACATTTGATTTTTCCTCATATTTGTGAGATTTGGCTTTTGTGACTTTGCTTAGGGATCATCCAGCCCAATATATTCTACAGATCTGAACCAGTTCTGTCAATCTGATCTTTCATTTTATCAAGCATTTTTGCAAGATTTCCAAAAATCACATTCATATCTACACCAGAAGGAAGTCCCATTGCCGATGCGGATTCAGAAATCCGTGATTTCATTTCCTTTGCCTCTGGGGCATCAGATAAACTTAGACGAGTATAAATTGTTCTTTGCTTATCTAAAAGTTTTTCAAGAAGATTTACGTGAGATATTTTTTCATCACGATCCATCAAATGAAACTTAAAGACATTATTATAAACACTTTGTTGAAGTTCTGCAATTTCTGCCATTTCAGAACGAACAATATCAGATTTAAAAAAATTCATTTTCCTCCAAAAATAATATCTTTCAAAATTTTCTTATAATGAGATACATCTATATGTAGGAATGGAGAGTATTTTTTGATTCTCCGACTCATAGTTTCCCATACAGGATCTTTAAGTTTCTTATCAAAGTCATTCCCGTACAGGAATATTTTATCACAGATTACCATAGTTTCAAGGCTTAATTTCCCACTCAGGAACTTTTTGAGAAGAGGTGGATGCCCCTTGGAGCACTCAAATACTTTCTTAAAATTATACTCGGCAAATAAACTTTCACATTCTTCTTTGAAAAGATATGAAAGTGACTGAATTTTTCGTTGCCATTCCTTGTAATTTTGATCTCCTGTTTTTATTATCTCACCGATCCATAAGGATTCAGAGTCATTACAAGAAACAAAATTTGAGATAAAAAAATCTTCAATTTCTTTATCTGTTCTTTGTCTGGATATCTTTTCAAACCAAAAACGATCACGTCTCTTATAAAACGACTCTAGTGATGCTCTGGTCTTTTTACAATATTTGTAATAATCATAAGAATCTTTTGTAAAATGATTTTTGAGTGCCAGATAGGTTTTATAGCAGTCAAAGGGAGTCATTTTCAAAAAAAGTAATAGGGGCAATTTTTTGCCGGGAAATTTTTACCCCTCAAAATGGAATTAAAATACTAATTTGGCACGAGATGTCTTTTTGAGAAAATTAAGTTCCGTTGCCTCATACTTAATCTTCTCTTTCAGTGGTTTTGATATGAGTTTAGGTATCGACTCAACATCGAGACTATTTTTTTCACAAAAGTATACAATTGCATCAATATAATTCATATCTCCATGAGTCAGAACAAGATCTTCAATCTCTTGTGCGAACTTATTTGGACAATAGAATTTACTTTCGAGTACCTTTTCTAATTCATTCTCCATTCTTTGCCCCAATATTGTGATGTACAAATTCTTTGATGTAACGAACTAATAACTTAATATAATCCCCTTTGTTTCTTTTGTCAAATACCTTCACTTCTCCACCAGGAGTGACCATAATGGTAATCAACTTAACCGGGGCAATTTCAGTAAGTTCAAAGTATGCGGAGGCATAAAACATCTCCTGAACAAAATAGTTTTCAAGCCATTCTTCAGGTTTAATCTTTTCGGAAGTCTTAAAGTCTATAACGGCAAGTTCTCCATCATATTCTCCAATACAATCGACTCTTCCGGCAAGTCCAAGATATTCAGAGTAAAGAGTTCTTTCAATCGCATGAATATTATTTATCTTATCAAGTTCTGGTTTGGCATGATAGAACATAAACTTTGAGAGGGGTTGATAATCGTCCCAGTTCAGTTCCTTATTTTCCAAATAGTCCTGACAGACCTGGTGAAAATCAGTTCCTCGTGCGGTTGCTCTTTTTGTAATCCGATTTGCTTCTTCGAGTCCTATACGTTTTCTCCACTTAACAAAAATCTCACGATTATAAAAAGAAGTCACAGAAGTAATCGATGGTACCCACTGACCATCAGGAAGATGATACAGACGAATACCATTTGTTTCTTTCTTTTCTAGTTCAAGATCACCTAAAAAATTATGATGAATAAATGTCATAAATTAAGTTCCATTTTTGCAATAAGATATTCTTTAATTAATCCAGACCTTATGACATCATCAACACCAAACTCAACAATTCCAAATGATGGCATCGAACGAATAATTTTCATAAAATCAATCACACCATTTTTTTCATTTAATCTCACCAAATCACTTTGAGATGCATCACCACAGAAGAGAATTTTAGTATTCTCACCAACACGAGTAATTATACTATCAAGTTCGTGAAAATTCAAATTTTCCAATTCATCGACTATAATAATACAATTATCCAGAGTTGTTCCACGGATAAATGAAGTGCTCCAAAAACTAATTGTTTCTTGAGATTTTAAATTACCATAGAGCATTTCAAAGTCAGCATCACTTGGCATCTGGAACATATACTTTACCATATTTTTGTATGGTATTTGGTATAGTGATGATTTGTCTTCGTGGCTTCCAGGAAGAAATCCAATTTCACGAGTGGGTACAAGAGACCTTACAATATAAATTTTTTCATATGGTGTATATTCATTTAGAACATCTTGAAGTGCCTTGAAGAGGCATAGAAAAGTTTTTCCTGAACCAGCAACACCATGAGCAACCAAATGTTTTCCTTCATCATACAAAGTAAATAAATTTCTTTGATTTTCTGTAAGTGGTTCAATATTTAAAAGTAATTCTGAATTGATTGGTTTTTTTCTTTTTACTTGCTTGGAAGTAAGACCAGCCCCGATGGGTTGGTAATCGTTGTTGCTTCTTCTTTTTCTTGTCATTCTTTTTTAGATTGGTTTTACTTTAGACCCAGGAGCCTTTGATGCACGATCTAAAACTTCATTCCATCCAGGTTTTTTCTTCACAAGTGTATCCATCCATTCACCAAGTTCTACACCAGAAGCACATCCTTCTGACCAATCTCTTTGCCACTCTGGATGATTTTCATACCATTCAGTGATATCATGAACACTCATTTCAATCACCTGTTTTTCACCCGTTTCTTTATTTACAATTGGATAAGTTGCCATTCTTTACAAATAATATACAGAGGTATTTATTCTAGTGTGATTGCGCTCTGATACTCGCAAGGGTTACAATTCTCACGAGTCCAGTTGAGAGCAGAGGAGATTGTCGGAAATTGGCAGGTAAAGATACAACGAATTGCCTCTGCGATTTCCTTGTGCTCTGCCTGGGTTCCGTGAGCACTACGAAGGTCGATGTAATGTATCCAAGACCTTATACTCCCACTCATATAAAGACGTGTCTGGGTTGCCTGTGGGAGCACAAAACGGGCACATTCCTTTGCGACACCGGCATCCAACATTCCCTGATAAAGTAAAATTGCTTCCTTGAAATGGTCTTCAATTCGGGTCTGAAAATAAATACTCAAATCTGCCGGTAAATCATCGGTTGAGTTCTGACGATTTTTGGTATCCTGCCTTCGCAATTCTGGAACTGGAAGTTTTACTTGTAATTCTGTGCTGTCAGCATATCTCTGTGAGAACTGCTGAAAGGTGAAACTACGATGACGAAGAATTTGTGTCGCAATCGCAAGTGAAGTATTGATTTCTACTGTTAGAAATGCGTGTTCAAAAATACTCCAGTGTTGATTTTGAATACAATACTTTAACAATCCTTCAGAAGAATTATTGAATTGATTTTTTGGATTACTGACACGAGCACAATATGCAATATGTTTTTCTGCGTTTGGAGTTACAGAAACTAATTTAACTGTCGGGGTTTTCATAATTACCAAATCCTTTTTGCTTTTTGTTATATTTTTTACGGGCAAGTGAAAGAATCGCATTATCAAGTGCCTTTTTCATATAGATAATCTCTTCTTCACTATAAAGACTTGGATTATCCAGTGCCTCTTTTACCAGACGAATAGTTTCTTTATATCTCATTAGTCGTCATCATCCTCAAAAATCTCATCGTAATCATCTATGTCTCCAATACGTGGAGCAACTGCTTCATATGCATAAGATTCTGGACTTGAATATACTTCTGCCTTTAAGGAATCGACCAGAAGTTCCAGATTTTTAATAATGATTTTAAGTTTATCTTGATTCATAGGTTTTCATCTGTAGCAAAGATATTATAGAAGAAAGCAGAAGAGATGTCAAGTTCAATATTTAATGATTTCAAAGACACCATCTTTTTCTACAAGTGCAGAGCAAGTATCTGTCCAATCTCCGGCACACATATAAGTCGTTCCTTGATACTCACGAATATTTGCGTGATGAATATGTCCGGCAATCACACCATCATATTCTCCAATTTTTCTTACGTGATGTATCAAATCCATTTCATACTTATCAATAA